CTATTTGATAGCCGTGACCTCGCAAAGCAGGGTCATCTCGGACATATCGTTGTTCGGCAGGATGGCTTTCACGTTGTACTGCTTGCCGTGGTAGATCAGACGCCATTCGGTCGTTAGGTCGGCCCGGTACGGCATCGTCACCTTCGCGCTAAGCAAGGTCTGCAACTGAGCGGCGGAAAAGTATTCATCGCCCGACACGCTATCGACTGCGGCCCATTCGGTGGCGATGGTTGACCAGCCTTCTTGCCAGCCCCCCATACCATCGGAAACGCGGGTCAGCTTTTGGAGTTCCAGCGGGTGGCGGCGGCGTCCAATTCGCATCACAGCACCGCCATAGAGCGATAGGGGGCCAGCAGCAGCGCGTATGCCGTGCCTTCGTACAGGATGCGGTCGGCTTGGCGCTCGCGGTTGATGTACAGGTCAGCGGTCAGCAGCAGGACGGCGGCTTGAATGGGTTCCGGCATCGGGTCGGGCAGATCGTCGCCCAGGTACTGCTCGACGTGTCGGGTGGCGGCGTCCAGGTACAACTGAATCAGCCCGTCTTCCAGGGCGTGCATCACGCGCAGATGCTGCTTGGCTTCGGTCACGGTAATCATACGAAAAACACCTCGGTATCAATTTCAATGGGGGCGGCTGCGGCTTGGGCGGCGCCCATTGCCATTGCTAGGGCTTGCAGGCCGTCGATTCGGCCCGTGCGGCGGGACTTGTCCAATTTGCGATTGCCGGCAGGGTCTTTGGTGGCGACGGCGTTCGCGGCGCACATACTCAAAACGGGATGATTGCCGTGGGCAATGCGTTCGTTCAGCAGCTCGGCTTCCAGGGCGTCGAGTGCCGGGGCCATGGATTGGAAGCCCTGCCCGAACGGCACTAGCGGCAGCTCGATACCGATGCGCTCGAACTCCTTTTTCAGCACGTCCATACGCCAGCGGTCGAAGGCAATCGACTGGATATCGAGGCCGTCCAGGATCTCCACCATATCGAGCGCCACGGCTTCATAGTCCACCGTCGCACCGGGTGTCGTGCGCAGAAAGCCTTCAGCAGCCCACTGGTCATACGGGGCGCGGTCCTTCTTGGCGCGGTCGAACAAGCCTTGTTCCGGCGTCCAGAAGTACGGGCGAACCTGCCAGACGCCAGCGGCCTTGCCGATCAGCACAAGCGCCGTCAGGTCGGTACGGGCGGACAAGTCCAGGCCGGCATACACGGGACCGCCAAAGGGCTCAGGCTCAGCGCCACAGGCTGCCCACACGTCAGGCGATATGAACGGGCTGTCGAGGCTCACGCGCAAATTGAGTAGTAGATTTCTCGCCGTATTGGACATTGAGGGCATCCGGGCGGCTTGCTGCATTTGCTCGCGTAGATCGTCCTCGGAGCGGAACAGGCCCAAAGCAGGATTTGCTGCTTTCCAGGCATCCACGTCTAGCAGGTCGCAGCCCTTGGGCGCGGCGTACAGGTGGCAGACGATGCGCGGGTCTTTCGAGCGTTGGGCGTCGTCCAGTTGGATCGAAAGCCAATCTGCATCGGAGGCCGCTTGCGTGCTGATGATGATTTGCAGCGGGTCCGAATGTGCTCCCTGCGCTGTTAAAAGGGCGTCGATAAAATCAGACTGCGGGCCGCGGACCTGCCCCCATTCGTCCCCAACAATCAGCGCAGGGCTAAGTCCGTGAGCGGTCTTCCCGTCAGCGGCCAGGGCGCGAAACTCGGTATTCAGCGGCAGGCCGATCAGGCGTTTACCACTCGGCACGATGCGGACAATCTTCGACAAGGCCGGCGACTGCATGACCATCTGCGATGCGAGGCGGAACACCAGCGCGGCCTGGTCACGGCTCATGGCGCCCGACACTAGCTGGCTGTTCTGCTTGGCTTCCGGGCCGACAAGGTGAACAAGGATCAGAGCGCCGATAAGCCCGGATTTTCCGTTCTTTCTTCCACACGAGAACAGGGCGCGGCGGGTGCCGTGGGGGTTGTCGTACACGTCGCGGATGAACTGTTTCTGAAACTCAGCCAGTACCAGCGGCTTGCCCACGTCTGCGCCTTCCGGCACTACCAGGTACTTTTCGCAGAACTGGATGATCTTGTCGGCGCGGCTCATTGCATCGTCGCCAAGGTAGGGATCAGGTCGTCATCGAGCTGAGTGCGGGCGTCACGCTCCAGGGCGGCACCTTTCGGGATGTTCTGCGCCTTGCCCACGGTAGCGATGGTGTCCACCTTCAACTGCCGGCCAGTCGCCAGGGCGCGGCGGGTCATCTTGTCCAGCAGATCGCACGCCGGGTTCGGCTTGCCGTCCACCAGCAGCCCGTCATTGTCGATGGCATCTTGCAGCGCCTCGATATCGGCATAGGCGCGTGCCAGGCTCCCGGCCAGGATCAGGTCAGCATCGGTCCAGGTGTCACGCGGGCGAGCGGTCACGATGGCGTCGTAAAAGGGCTTGGCGGCCTCGCTGACACGCACAAAGGCCGGAGGCGGTAGTGGGCCAAGCGCAACGGCCTGAGCGGCTGCTATGGCGGCTCTGGCGCTGTCTGAGCGGGGGCGGCGTGGGGTGGTTTTCATGGCACTTAGCGTTGAAAGAGCAGGGACCGGGCGGTGTTGCTCGCGTCGGTTGCTGGTGATTTTTGTTCCCGATTCCACGGATGGTTCGGGTCGAGCGGATTGCCTTTCACGTCGCAGCCCCACGTCACGGACTTACCCATCGACGCGGCTGTCTTGAGCGAGTGGCATTCGTGGCAGAGCGCTTGCAAATTCTCCCGGCTGTTGTCGTCGGTGAAGTCCTCGCGGCTGTCCTCGATGTGGTCAACGTCCGTTGCTGGCACTACCAGACCACGCGCTGTACACATACGGCACAGCGGTTCCTCAGCGAGTACCTGAGCGCGGAGACGCTTCCAGGCGGTGCTGTTAAGACTTAACGTCCGGCGCTTCTTCATACGGTCACCTCGTTAACTGGCTTGTTAACTTGGTCGTCCAGTCCGTCGATGGCGGGCAGGTTCTCGATGCGGCGCACCTCAGACTTGAGCATCCAGCCGTCCTCGATGCCGCGCTGATAGAAGTTCGCTCGGGCAAGGCTGTCGCCACGCAGCAGACCTTCCACGTTGTGCTCAACAAAGAAGACGGGGTTGGTAATGCACGCCCGGTTGATCGCCTGCTCCCACATAACGAGATGACGGCGAAGGGTGTTGGTCACGAAGAACCGGGCCAGCTCCACCACGTTGCTGTAGTTGGCCGCCTCCATGTCGCCAATCATCACGGGCGGTACGCGGAACAGGCGGGCAGTCTCGACGATGGACAGGCGCCGGGCTTCGATCCACTCGGCATCCTCTAGCGTCATGCTCACGGTCTTGAACGTCGCGCCTTGTGGCAGTACGGCGGTCTTGCCGTGGTTGCTCACACCGGATTGACCAGCAGCCCAGCTTTCGCGGATCTGGCCTGCCTGCTCTTTCGTGGTGCCGGGTGCTGTCTCGATAACGCCCGATAGCTTGGTGCCCTGCTCGAACATCTTCGCGCCGTGGGTACGTTCAGCCAGGGCGAGGCCGATAGTGTCGCGGGCTACCTGAATCGGCGAGCGTCCGAGAATCCCATCGTCCGAGTGATAGCGCAGGTGCAGGACTTCATCGGCCAGCAGGCGGCGCTGGTTGCCCTTTCCGTCCGCGTGGTCATAGACCAGATTGCCCAGGCTCGAACGCAGCACAGTGACGCTATCGGGGTGCATCGGCAGCAGAGCCTTAACCGAACCGTTCGGGTTCCACACGATTTCCGCATAGGCGTTACCACGCAGCAGAACATGACGCTGCATCTGCTCGCGGAATTCCAGGGCGGTCTGGTAGTTGTTCGGCGCATCGTGCAGCAGACTATAGAGCGGGTGGGTCTTGGCCTTCTCGCGTCCGTCTTCGGTGTTGCGGTACACGTCGAGCGGCAGGCTGCCCACCGTCTCAGAGATAGCCGCCACGCAGGCATATACGGCGCTGATGCCTTCGGCGGTGGTTGTGTTCACGTCCACACCAGCGACGCCAGGAAAGCCCGTCAGGCGGTCGTAATAGGTGTCATAAGCCGGGGTCGTCGGCTCGGGGCTGGATCGTTTGAACAGGCGTTGAATCAGGCTCATGCGATGGCCTCCAGATACAGACGGGCAAGGCGAATCGAGCGCGGCAGCTTCGACCGGACTTGAACACTCGTCGCGTCATAGGCCGGGTTGGCCGTGATGGTGATTTCGAATAGATCCACGTCTCGCAGCTCGCGGACGGGTTTCGCGCCTTCGGCCCAGGTGTCGCGCACGGGCAGGAACCCGAACGAACAGCCGGCCACGTCGCCACGCTTCACCAGCTCGGCCAGATCGCGGCCCAAGGTGGTGTCGGGAAGATCCAGCTCGAACGCCAGACCTTCGGAATCTTCTGTTAGTCGCAGAGTGCCGGCACCGAGGCGACCGAGCAGCGACTTGCCGTCGTGCTCGTAGATCGCCCGGATGTTTCCAGCGGTGGCGGCGGCAAGCGTGCGGGCGAAGGCACCGGGGCGGATGACTTCGACAAACTCGCCAAGGTCTGTTTCGGAGTTGAACCGAGCGGCATAGCCAGTCAGCTTGCGTCCGTCAGGCTTGAGCCCATTGCTTGCGCGCCGTTCCATTACGCTACCTCGGTCGCTACGACGAAGCCTTGCGGGTGGCGCACGGCGGTATCGACGGTGGCCATAGCGCGAACCTGAATGCCGCCACGGCTGTAGGCCGGCTCAGCGTACGGGTTCACCAGAATGTCCACCTCGCTCCAGACGCCCAGCATGACCTGGCTAAAGTCACCGAGGATCAGTTTCCCAGCCGGCACGTTCTTGCTTGCTGCCAGGGACAGGCCAGCCATAGCGCCGTTGTCGTACAGGAAGCCCGAACCGGAGCCGGCGACCTTCTCAGCAGCAGCCAGGGCGGTGCGGATGGCGGCAGTAGTCAGCCAGCGACCGTTGCTGATATCCACGTCGTCGAGCATTTCCAGCATCGCAAGAACGCCAGCCCAGGTAGTCGGAACATCACCAGCGGCTTGGATGCCAGGAGTGTTCAGGATGCCCAGCGGCTGCCCAGCCAGACCGGAACCGTTGATGATCGCGGCGTCAATCTGCTTGGCGATCAGGAACGAAAGATCCTCGCGGACCAGTTGTTCAATGGCCGGGGCGCTCTGCTGAATGAGCTGGCGGGACATTTCAGATTTGCCGCCGACGTGCTTCGGGGTCAGCGTGACCTGATCGAAAGACATTTCCGCTTCCGGCACGGCCTGGCCTTCAGTAACCCAGCCGGTTTCGAGGCCGCTGCCGAACTTCGGAACAGCGACGTTGCCACGAAGGCCGGTCATCACACGAACGCCCATCTGGCGAGCCAGCAAGGCTTCACGCAATGGTCCAACGTAATCCTGAGCGCGGTGGTCAGTTCCTACCAGCTCGGGAGCGGTCGCGGTGGTGTTGGCGCGCTTCTCCAAGCTGGCGAACGGTACGAAGGCGCCCTCGGCTTTGCGGCCACTGCGGCGTTCGGCTTCGCGGGCATATTCAGCTTCGGCACCGTCCAGGGAGCGGCCTTCCATCTGAGCGCGAATGACCTTGGTAACGCTCACGGAGCCGGCCAGGCGGTCGAAGTCGGCAGAAGGTGCGCCAGATACCGGAGTGCCAGCAGCGCGGCGTTCTACTTCGCCCAGGTATTCGGCACGCTCGACCTGAGCGGACAGAGCGCGTTCTTCAGCCTTCAGGCTCTCAAACTGCTTGGTTTCATCGGCGGACAGATCGCGGCCTTCTGCGGCTGCGGCATCTACCAGGGTTTTCATGGCGGCGACCTTGGCGGAGCGCTGCTCGCGTAGGGCGGAAATCTTCATTGGCGTCGTACCTGTAAAGTTAGATGACATGCACACATACTGTACGCATATACAGTATTCGGCGCAACTAATCGTTGACAGGTACGTTCGCCACGTTGTAGCAGGCATAAAAAACCCCGCTCGGTAGCGGGGTCTGGTGTTAGTTGGCGGGTTACTTGTTCAACCCGTGAGCGTTGGCCAACTGCTCGGCCTGGCAATCAAAGTGGTTCGCCCAGTCATCTGCCAGATACTGACCCAGGTTAACCAAGCTGGATGCCCTATGTTCGAAACCGGCCTTTTTGGCCTCTTGAGCCGCCCAGTTCACTGCCTCCACCCAATGCAGTATCTGGCGGGCTTGGGTCAGGTGGTCGTAGGTGTCGATCGGGCAAACGGCGGTTTTGATAGGTGCGGTCATTAGGTGTTACTCCTTGAGTTGCGGCTGCGGTCCATCCCCCAGGTACCGTACAGCCGCTTTGGTGAGTTAGTACCAGCGAGGATCAGATCGGATCAGGCGCGCCACTTCCGAGGGTGCGGCATCAAGCTGCTCGTCTAAGTCATGTCGGTCGATAAATCCGCCCTCAACTAGATGGTTGGTTGCCACTTCCAGCAGAGACGCAACGGATGCCAGCCAGCCAACTTGCTGCGGCGTTAGCGGGTCGTTCGCAGCCTGCTTTTTTTCAAAATCGCCGGATGGGCTACCGACAGAACTGACAAAACTAGGTTCTGTCGGTTTTGTCGGTACGGCATCGGCCCTTTTTTGGATTTGCTGCATCCAGCGTCCCATCATGCAGCCCTCCGCCAAACGTACCGCCTCGATGGCCGACCGCCCTTCTCGCTAGCAACTTCATAGCCGATGACGATGCGGTGCTCGGCTAAGATCGAGACAGCATCATTCACCGCGTCCAGCGTCTCCAGACCGGCCCATCCTTTGCGCATCACGTCGCGCGGAGTGAACGGTTCGGGTAGCTTGTCCTTGCGCTCCTGGATCAGCTTTGCGGCCATAAGCGGGGCGTTGATCGCGGCGCCATACAAACGGCACGCATGGGACTTGAGATAGTCGGCCCAATCCAGCGCCCTAGCGGTCGCGTGAAGTCCTACAGCTTCGATTCCACCGTCGATTAGGCCGAACAGCAAAGCGAGTCCGGCGATGGTTTGCGGCATCTTCATAAAGTGCGACTGCAACGCCGGATGAATCTCGTCGCGCTTGATTTCGAGCATGTGCTCCGTATACCAAGCGTTGAACAGCTCCTGCGCTTCCGGCACAAAATGAAGCGCGTGACGAGGGTCGTCTGGCATTTGGTCCAGGCGATGAATCACACCCTCGACACGCTCCCTAGCGGACTGGTTCGGCCAGCGATCTACGAAAGACCACTCTTTGTCGTCATCAGGCCAGACAGCCAATTGCAGGCGCTGCACAAGGCCGTCATCCAACGCACCAGTTACCGCTCCGCGTACCAGCGGCGCTATACGCGACGGCTGAATGCCACCAATGAGCGAGAGACAGCACGATTCGATGAATACCGTCCCGCGCCCAATCCGGTCATAGACGAAATTCCCGCTGCCGTCGAAACACTCCAGGTAGAAAGCGCGTCCGACCGCGCCGTCCTCTGTCTGCATGGTGGCAAGCCAGCCGCCCAGCTCGTCGCGTACTAGCAGCAAGCCGTTGGGGTTTTCGTTCAGCAGCTCGCCCAGCTTTTCGACCGTTGCGTCGTTGACGATGTAGCGGCGCGGCACAGGCGATGGCAAGTCATCCGCGTACCTTGTCAGCTCCGCCAGCGCGCCGGCCTTATCGCCATTGGTCATCAGCTTCTTGGCTTTGTCCTTGGCAGACTTGCGCTCAAGTTCCAGCATCTCACCAGCCGCCTTGTGCTCGGTCATCGCCTCCTTATGCTTCTCCCGCTCTTTCGCCTCCAGCGCCGCAAGTGGGCGAAGTGCCTGCTTCATCGCCGGCGACTTCATCGCGGACGGTCTGCCAATAATGCAGCCCCATTGATTCGGCACGACTTCCCAGTCGTCGTGCTGCTTCGGGTGGATGCTGAACTTGCGGCCTACCACGGCGCTGATTCCAACCACCAGCGCCACCGCCACAAAATCAGGCGGGCACTGAGTGCGGTCGGCAACGTCTCTCACGAAGTACCTAAGCTCCTTCGGCAGCAGCTCGTCATCCCAAGCCATCGCGGCGGAAAGCCCGGTCGGCAATGGCATGGGAACTGTGCCGGGACTTAGATAATCAGCCAGTGCGTGATCCGGCATTTCGGCGGCAAACGCTGGCAGGCTGGCAACCATCCCGCCCCATTGGTCCGCATATAGATCCTGAGCGGCAGTCATTGGCAGGCCTCCAGTCGCGCTAGCCGGCGACGTGCGATATCCAAACGATCAAGGTCGGTTTGCGGCAGCTTCGCCCCTTGTGCGAGTAGAGAAAGACCGATGCTGACGATACGGCGCTCATGCTCAATGGCAGCCTTGCTCGGCCCTCGCCGCTGCTGATATTTCCCTGGAAACAAGTCACGCAGCTCTAGGCCAATAGCAGCCGCAACGTCACGAGCTGAACAGCCGCACCAGCAATGCAAAAGCACTTTCCCGTCATCTGCTTCGCGGATGCTTAAGCTAGGGTCACGGTCATCATGCGCAGGGCAGCAGGCCTTCCACTTGCTAGCGCCGTTTGCCTTCACTTTGTCCAGTCGGGACAACACCTGGTCAATCGGATGGCAAGCCGATCCCGTCCCCGCCAGATTGCAGGGTTGTGAATAGGTCATGGTTAGGCCTCCTGTTGGGTCAGGAAGGCGTCAATAACCTCGGGATTCCAACGCACCGAGCGCCCAAAGCGCACCGGGGTCGGGAAGCCTGGCGCCTTACTCCAGCGCCAGAAGGTCGTGCGGGAAACCTGATAGCGCTCGCAGAGCTTGGCTACAGGTTGGTAAACGGGGTTTTTGGTCTGCATGGATTGCTCCTGTTATGCAGGTTGTCAAAAACCGAGGGGTGGGAAGGCACCACCGGTCCCGCAAGCGGGGTCATGCATTGACGCATCAATGCCAGCGGTAATACAGTCCACAAAGGACAACCTATGGTTGTACCTAGAAGCCGTCTCAAAGCTTCCCTCGGGGTTGTTAACTAGCTAGCTGGTTTGCAACGTGGACGTTCCACCGTCCTACCCGGATCAGCCCGGTATTCCACTACCGGGCTTTTCTTTGTCTGCAAATCCTACTGCTCGCCCGTGGCACCGTGGTGTGATCGGTGTTTCACGCGGTCGCTGCATGCTTAGCCAGTGGTCACGATGTTACTGCGGTGCGCAGGCAAGCTCAAAGCCTGTCTCAATGCTGCATCCATAGGCTGAACGATCGTATTTATGCCTATTCGTACCTATTCGCACCTATTGGTATTTAAACGTCAGTTTGAGCATTCGCTAGATTTGTATCAAATTGTTGCAGTTGCGCAGCGAGTGCCGCCTCGAACGCATCCATCGCTTCGATCTTCGCTGGCAGATACGCCTCGGGATTATTCCGGTAGTGCCGTCCTACGACGCCGGTTTGGCCGTGACTCTGCAAAAGATCTGATTGCTCGTCGGGTATCCCGTGCCGCTGCATCAGTTGCGTGCAAGTGCGGCGCAAGTCTCTCGGGGTGAATCGCTCGATTCGTTTGCCATCAATGACCGCGTGCTTCGAGCGACACCAATCAGCGATGGCATGGGTAAAGCTGGTCACTACAAACGGCGCTTTGCCGGTAGAAGTCCAGGGCCAGTCTTCTTCGCCATTTATCTCGAATACGTCTTCCAGGATCTCGACGGCACGATCAGTTAACGGCACCAGGTGAACGCGCTTCACGCTTCCGCGGCCTTTAACGTCGATCAGGCGCATGACCTTCTTATCCACGTCGAAACTTGACCACGGCTCCCTGGCGACCTGGGCAATGCGTTGTCCGCCAGTTGCAATGACGAACTTGAACAGCAGCGCCATGACCGGGCCAATGCCTTCGGTTATCTCGATGGTGTGCCAGAACTTGCACAACTCGGCATCGCTTAGCGCCCGCTCAACAGACCTCGTTGCGTGGTCAACCTTCACCGCGTCCACCGGGTTGACCGCTAAACCGAAGCGCTTGCCGCTGGCTCTGCCGATGGTGTGCTCGGCGGTAAGCCCATACTGAAAAGCGGCTCGCAGAAAGGCTCGCACCTTTTCTGCCTGGCTCGTCGCACCACGCTTCCAGATCGGAGTCAGGATCTTCTCAACAGTGGCGGGCGTCACGGCATCACACTTGAGCTTCTTGATTGCAGATGGAATGTCCGCGTCGATTACTCGTCGCCATTCAGCCAACTGGCGCTCACCGACCTTTCCGGTACGCGCTAGCAGGTAATCAGCGAGCAAATCCGCAACGCTCCCTCGCGCGGCCTCGTCGGCCTGCTTCTGCTTCAGGGCTTCAAACTGGCGGATGCGCTCCTGGCGCTCGGCTTCCTTGAGTGCGTCGTCTGCCTCGATAGCTGCTCGCAGATCCGGCTCATGACGCAGCCGTTCCGACATGGCACGCGCCTTATCTCGAATCTCGACCAGCGTCATGCCCGTCGCCCGATGGGTTGAGCGATAGTCACCGATCTTGAGTAGCTTCTGCTTGCCGTCCAGGTAGTAGCGAAAAAACGCAGCGGGCGCGCCATCGCCAGGCCGCTTGAACATGATCGCGCCACTACCTCGCCCGGGCAGGCTCTCCGTCAGAGGCTTGCAGCCGGGCTTCATGCCTTTCAGCATCTGGTCATTAACAAAGGAGGGAGCGCGCTTGTTCAT